ACGTTGAGGAGAAGAGATGAGATGAGATGAGATGAGCAAATATTACGACGGAATAAAAGTCCACCCCCGACCATACAAAGGCGGCGAGATATATGCTGAGATTGTCCCTGCCGGACAGCCCTGGTATCGACGGCTATTGCCACACGTAGGTAATTGGTGGTTTGAAATCAGCTCACAAGAAGGTCATCATATCGAACTTGACGGCGGTGCTTATACACTTTCCGGAGCGATACGAAAAGCTATGAACATGATTGAGAATGAAGTGGAGGAAAGTTATGAGTAGTTTCAACCTAATGATCGGCATGTGCCTACTCGTAGGGCATGACTGGATCTACACTGACACTCACCGCGTCTACCTCACATGCGATCTAGCGGAGAGAATGTAAAATGCCGGGCGGTACCTCGACGCGCACCCTAATACGAGAATTGTTGTTATGAATGTTCTAAAAAGCATCAAAGATTCGTCAATGGTTCTGTTTTGGTGTCCTGGATGTGACGAACCTCACCAAATTGACACCACTCATTGGGAGTTTAATGATAACTTTGAAAAGCCGACATTCTCTCCATCATACCTCACCTGGCTCGATCCAAACCCCAACGCCCTGCCTGATGCCAAATACAATAAGTATCGAACTGGAATGCGTTGTCATAGTTTTATAAAAGACGGAATGATTCAGTTCCTTGAGGACTGTACGCACGATTTAGCCGGTCAAACGGTTGCGATTCCGGAGTGGTCGCTATGAACGCCGTCGATCGCGACGCCGCCCAACACCTCGTCGGTTACTGCGAGAACTGCGCCGCCTGGCATCAATTTGAAGCCGTAGATCGCGATAAGGGTTGTCCTATCCACCACACACAGTGGTCCTCACAACACAGCCTGCAGATCACGACTCAGCGGACATTCACCCCCGGCAAAGCGAAACGATTGACTAAAAAGGATTCTGTCGCTTAATTAGTATGCTATACTGTTATTATGATTTTACGCACAAACAATCAGCCGAATAAATGGATTTCCGTCTAGGGGCTTGATTTAGTTTTTTGTTTAGAATCATATTATAACCCCGTATATCGGGGATTTTTTGTTATCTGGGTTCGGACGCAAGGCGTGTCGCCACCTTTGGAGCGTGGACATCAGGAGAGTTCGATTCTCTCAGCCCAGACCATATCCTAATGTAGCTCAACGGTAGAGCGTTCCACTGTTAATGGAATGGTTGCAGGTTCAAGTCCTGCCGTTAGGGCCATGTACGCTTGTAGACAAATCGGTAAAGTCACCAGTTTTTGGAGCTGGAGTTTGTAGGTTCGAAGCCTTCCGAGCGTGCCAAGATATTATCCCCTTATGCTTGCAAAAGTATAGTAAAATTGATACGCTATATATGGTGTTCAAACCGCTTTATGTATACCAGGTCAGGTCGTCTCTCGGCACTGACCTTGCTCTTTCTAAAGACCTTATGTATTATACAAATGTCGCCTCTTGCGATCGTAGACGGATGCCGCCCGTCTGCACAAAATAGCACTATGTGTCCTCGCACTGGTGCTATTTTAATTGCCTTGTGATACTATTATTTTATAGACATTCAAACATAAACATGGGAATCAAAAAGATGAATATTTTACAGCAAATTTTGGAAGGTTTTGTCGGCGGTGGTGCTAGCAAGAAGTCGGCTCCGGCTGCGAAGCAAGCCATGCCGCTTGCACACCTCGCACAGCCGATTCCGGTCGGTCAGTCACTGACACCCGAGAATATCGCAGCACTTTCTCCTGACGTTCAAGGTCTTGCACAGATATACAACACGAATCCACAGGACCCACGTGTCGCTGGCGTTGATCCTGCTATGTTCGGGTACGCGCCTGACGAAACAGTCGCTCCAATGAAGCCGTGGAGCAGCCCAATCACCGGTGCTTTTGATCCTCGTCGTAATGTCCGTAAGGGCGGCACAGTATATTCACCAGGGGCAGGACCTTTTATCCCAAGTAAATCGCGTCCGGGCAATGGTTCAGAGTACCAGTAGAGCCTTCTTTGTGCTACTATTAAATCAACAACATAACCGAGTTAAAACCAAAACAATATGAGCAAGCTGAAAGACCCGAAGAAAGTATTCAAACTCCTCACCGAATCCAAGTCTTTTATGGAGGAACATACTTCTGATTTTTCACGTAATCAGCGGTTAAAGGATGGTAAACCTAAAGAGAATATTCCACCAAACTATCCTCGCGTTACCGACAAGACTCTTTCAAAAATGATTAATGACACACCAAAGCGTGTGTTTCAAAAGACTCCTGATTTTGAGGTTGACACTGGCGCCACTGCGTTTGAAGACGTCGTCGCGGAATATATCCTTAATGAAGAATTTATCAATGGTGAAGACAACGGTTATTCGTTCTATCAAAAGCTTATTAACACCGGTCGTGATGCTGGTGGATTCGGTTCGTGTGCTATTTACTCACCGTTCGAGCTTGTCAACGGCTCATATCGAGTTGGATTCGTTCCTGTTTATTGGGGCGATCTTTTCCTTGAGGCATATACCACAAGCATAAACGTCTCTAACTTCCACATCATTCGTCAGTGGAAGACCGAACAAGATATGAATAATATTCTTGATGATACAGACGATGATACCGATGACGGCTGGGATCGTGATGAAGTCAAGGCAGTTGTCGATGCCCACGCCACAACCCCTAAAGACTATACTAATGTCGACCAGATCGGTTCATCTGACCTGTACGAAGTCTACACCTACATTAGTAAAGATGAGTTTATCACTTTTAGCACCGCTGGTGGTGATAGGATTTTCCGACAACGCGACAACAAGAGTAAGCGTAAACGTGTTGTTGGTCTGTATTACGACTTCGACGGTGACAAACCACTTGGACGCTCAATGGTTGACATTGGTGGGGATCTTCAGGACCTTATTGACTCTGATATGCAGGCGTATCAATTTAACCGCGCCCTTTCACTCCAACCTCCAGTTGTCGTTTCGGGTGATCTTGACGGTGGTGATGGAATCTACATGCCAAATAACGTCCTCGTCTCTGATGATCCTGCGACGTCTGTTAAGGAGCTTACGATTTCAACGACTGCGATCGAGAAATATCCTGAGCTATATGCGCTTCAAAAATCTCAACTTAATGCGCTGATCCCGAACGCTTCCGACACGACTATTTCGAGCGAAGCGACTGGCGGCTTTGCCTCAAGCAAGACATCAACTGGCATTAAACAAAACCAAGCTACTCAGAACCTATCTGATAACTTCTTCTTCAAGAACGCTGAAGCTTTCCTCGGTACTTGGGCTGAAAATGGACTCAACATTTACATGGGTGAGTTCGACGGCATTATCGAGATTCAACTAAATAACGTCTATGCGCAAAAAGCACGCGCTATCGATCCTGATAAAGTCTCACCAACTGGACTCGTTCAGCTTGATTGTTCTGTCGTTACTAAGATCAAGGTTAAGGTTTCAGCCGGAAGTACACGAGACGTCGCCCGCGAAGAAGACAACGCTCGTCTTGCTGCTATCATTAACATGGAAGGTCAAAGCAAGGAAGTCGCAGCCATGATCGGTCCAAACGCAACTAAAGAGATTGTGAAATCTATGATTAAGACAAGTGGTGTATCAAATTCCGGTGATATCATCGAAGCAATTGATAAAACTCCTGCGCCTGAACCAGAAGGACCACCACAAAAACCTATCTCTGAAACTCTCAGTTATAAAGATGCTCCAGAAGATATCCGTCGCCAAATGGAAGCGGACGCTGGTATGACACCTTCTGCTGAAGTTCCTGATAGTCAGATCAAAAACGCGCAAAAGGATCGAGAGATTGCTATTGCTGAAGAGAAGCTTCGACTAGAGGCTGAAAAGCACGAAGACGGTACAACTCTTGACTTGCTAAAATCTGCTGAGTCAGCTAAACTTGCACGAAGAACAGCAGCGTCGAAAGAAGCTAAACCAGTAGCATAACGAGGAGGCAAATAGTGGCGGGACAATTACCTAGACCAGATGAACCAGCATACGATGGCGGCGTTGTCGTTAAATCGACTACGTACAATAAATCTAAGACGCTTAAAGCTAGTGGGCTTAATAAAGTTCGATTGGCTATTGATGCCCTTGAAAAAGAGGCCGTACTTCGTGGCACGATCGAAAGGATTAAGCTTGATCCTAAATTCATCAAAAAAGTTACTACGCTTTTTAAAGATAACCCATCGCCAATCGACTTCCAGATCTTCATTAATAAAGAGGTTAACGCAGAACTTCGTAAGGTTACACTCCAGCTAAAAACATTTTTGCAAAATAACAAATAATTTACTTGACTTTGTATAGTGCTTGCCGTTATTATTGAGGTAAGCAATTTTGTTTGGATAGCGTCACTAGGGTTCGCAACCTAGCCACCAAAAGGCGATATGGCGTATACGTTATCCCGCTAATAACACAAACAAATCAACACTTTTTTAGGAGAATTATTATGGCATTTACAACTGCCGAAGTTTATAGCGCAAAGCTTGACCAAGTTTTTACACTTGATTCAATGACAAACGACCTTAACAACGACAATGGGTACTCTTTCACAGACGCTCAAACGATCCGAGTTGAGACACTGACCACTGAAGCATTCGTTGCTTACTCACGTACACAAACACTCACCAGCGCGATTGCTGACGTTACCAACGTTGCAAACACGACTGCTGTTTACACCGTTTCACAGTACAAGAAAAACTTGAAGCACTTCGACTTCTTCGACGAACTTGAGCAGCCTGCTGCAACAGTTGCGAAGTTCGAGATGGCCGTCACAAACGAACGTTACACACCGATGATTGACGCTTACCGTATCGCTGTTCTTACAGCTGCTGCGACTGCGAACACTCAGAAGTTTGTTGCTACAGCGAATGGTTACACTGACTTCCTTAAAATGAATGCTTACCTTACGAACGCTAACGCGCCTCGTAGTGGACGTATTGTTTACGGAAACACGAAGTTTGAGACAAACATCAAGCTTGACCCTCACTTTGTTCCTTACACATCTGAACAACTCGCGAAGCTTCGTGACGGTTCAATCGGTTACATCGACAACGTGAAGGTTGTGATCCTTCCAGACTCTTACCTCCCAGGTGTCTTTAACGCAGTTGAAGTTCACAAGGACGCCGTATTCGGTCCTCGTGGTATCAAGAAAGCTGTTATTAAAGAAGTTCCTGCGAAACCAGGTAAGAACGTTGAGATCTACGCACGATACGACTTGTTCGTTCTTGCGCAGAAGACTCTCGCGATCTCTGCAATCACTGCAAGCTAATCTACTTAACAGATTGAAATCGAACCCCTGTAATGGGGGTTCTTTTTTATGCTTGTATTTATATACTCAAGTACTGTATTATACGTTCAAACATAAACGCTTCTCAAATAAAAAAATTAAATAAAGTAATAGGGGTAAAAACGTGGCTACACAAGAAGAATCAGATAAACTATTGCAAGAATTAACGGAGGATCATAGTGATTTGGAACCAATTGAAGCAAGCAGTGACGATAAAGACAACGGAGCTGGAGGGGATCACAGTGACGATAAGTCCGATGATGCGCCTGCTGGAGATAAAGATGATTCTGATAAAGAAGATTCTGATCGAACCGATGATGCTGCTGACGATGAAGATGGATCGGACGATTCAGAAGACGGAGCTGACGCAGACAAATCTGATGATAGCGAAGACGCCGACGCTGAACGAGTGGGTAAAAAAAAGGACGCAAGTAGCCGAATCCAGCAACTTGTCCAAGAAAAAAAAGACCTCGAAGAACAAAAGCGCCAGCTCGAAGAAAAATACTCGAAAAAAATAGCCGAGGAGCAAAAGCAACAAGATCTTGCTGACGACCCTATCTATAAACTAGAGGACTTTATTGGCACTCTTGGTGAAGACGGTGAGGTTCTCAGTGATGCTGAGGCTAAGGCCCGATTCCAAGCATGGGAAGCCGATAAGAAACTTCGTGATTATCAAAAGGGTCAAGTGATGAAGGAGCAGGCCGAGACGCTGGTTAAACTTCAAAGCGAAACAAAAGAAGCGTTTGAAAAGTTCCCTGAATTTAACCAGAATTCAGATAAGTATGATAAAGATTTAGCCGAGATTGCTAACGAAGCCTTTTCAGCTGGTCTTATCTTCGCGACTGGACACGAAGGGGATAATAATTATATAATTGGAAGTAGGATCAACCCTGGCCAACTCCTTGAAAAACTACACAATAAGTGGGTTCAACAAGAGAAGCCAGTCACTAAGGTCAATGACCTCGGTGATGGTGGTGGTTCGGTAATTAGTACCCGACAAGTCACCAAGAAAACAGAAAAATATGCACCTGGTTTTCAAGGTGAGGTCGAGAAAGAACTAGATAAACTTATTAAAGCGAAGAAAGAAGGATAGTCATTATGGCTCAAACTGAAGAAGAAAAAGCTGCTGCAAAAGCAAAACAAGATGAAGCTAAGGCTGCAAAGGAAGCCGAAGCCGACAAGCGAGCCAAAGCTGCTGAAGAAACTGCAGCTGCAGATGCTGAACGTATTGCAAAAGAAGATGAAGCTAAGGCTGAACAGGCTAAAGCTGACCGTGCTGAGAAGGCTGAGTTAGCCCTTCAAGCACAAGAAGCTGCGGAAGCTGCCGGTGAAACGACTCCACCACCTGCTGCTACAGCCCAAGCTCCACAGCCTGATGTTGAAATCAACGTGCTTCCTATGCACGATATTGTTGAAAAGAATGACGACGTTTACATTTATGAGAACGTCCAACTTCCTAAAACTTACGCCAACGAAAAAGGTGTTAAGAAATTCACAGGTGACAACGGTCAGGTAATCTACTACACTCAAGTTCTTGTCAAAAAGTTCTCTGATAACGTAGTTACCGACGGTGCGTCTGAAGAAGCACTCGACGAGGAATAAACCCCTTACGGTAAATAGACGCGTTCTCCTGCGAGGCGCGTCTATTTATTTCCCCATAGATATAGTATTATAGAGTCAACAATACAAGGAAAATAAAAATAACATGGTCAAAGCGCTGAACTATCAAAACCCACTTCTGAAGCCATTGGATGCTTTGATGCTGCCAAACATTCCTAATGGCAACAGACCGCCAGCACCGATTGCCGCACCAATGGTACGTCCGGTCGCTCCCGCTGTTGTTCCTGCGCCCCGACCAGCGCCACTCATTCCCATCAACAGAATTCCTCAATCTAACGGCATTGTTAATCCATTTCCTCTTACACCAGCAGTAACACCTATCCAACCACCTCAGATTCAGGCTCCTAAATCGAATATACTTCAAGACATTGTTATGGGGCTACTTAGTAGTGGACAAAGGGTTGGTGGTACAGTTGCTCAAGGCGCTGCTGCACTTGCTACTATTCCGGATATTATCCCAGCCGCCTTTGGTGATGAAAATGCTATGCGAAATGCTCAAGCCAAAAACAAATTTATTAATGACGTACGACAGGCGAAAGCACTTGACGGTGGATCTATGTCATTTATTGATGAAGCTTCTCAGAAGGGTACGGCCACCCCTCTTGAATTCGCTAAAGATTTTACTGACGCTGGTGTCGAGACAGCTAACCTTATCCCTATCACTAAGGGTGCTGGAGTCCTTGCCAAGGGTGCCAAAGAAGGGGCAAAAGCGCTTACTAAGGAAACTGCTAAACAAGCTCTCAAAGAGAACGCTATGCAGGCTCTTGTGTATGGTGGGTCTTCGACTGCCAACGACGCACTCCAGGAGCGCCTTACTCCAGAAGGCACTGCCGCTAACTTCCTTGCTCCACTTGTATTAGGTACTGGATCGGAACTTCTGGCACGTGGCGGAAAGGACGCCGCTAAGGTCATTAAAGCTGCTCAGAGCAGCCCAGATGGTCAACGCGGGTCGATAGTCGTTCCTGGCGGCAAAGCTTCACCAGAGACCCCTGATATTCCTTCATATATCCCTAAAGACAAAGTCGAGGCATACTTAAAGTCTAGCGATTATAAACAAGATCAAAAACTTAAAAAACTTGCCGCTGAGACAAAATCTGGAGATCCTTTCGATCACCCTGATCTATATGAAAATCCCACTCCTGAGATGAAGAATAATCTCAAGCCTATAAAGCCACCCGTTACTAAAACTGATGTTTCTGAAATCGGCTCTCCGAAACCAGTTGCCGCCCCTGTCAAAACAATAGCAGCTAAAAATCCTCTCGCTCCAAAAGCAAAAGTTAGTAAAGTTGTACCCGAAGAAGTTCCAGTTGTGGATAACGTGGGGACAGCTAAGACTGGCGAGAAGGGTAAATCTGTTGCTAAAGTTAGCAAGGGTCGTACTTATGAAAAGACTAGCCAAGCTGCCAGTAAAGGCCGTGGTGCTATCGAAGCGGAGAAAGTTAACTACGATAAGTTTGTTAAAAGTGTCGATTCTAAGTCAGTTCCTACGACGAAACAAGCTGACACTGCTCGCGCGCTACAAGAGAAGTTTACTCCAGGAACTGCTGAACACAAACAGCTTGGTAAGATTGCTGGACGAAATGTCACGGAAGCCGCTCAGACACTAGCGGTCATTGACCGTAATGTCCGTAAGAAAGCCTCTGCCAAAGAGATCACAACCCGTTTTGCCAACAAATTGTACACGATCCTTGACGACGATCGAACCGTCAATAAAGCCACATTCAAGCCGGTCGAAGAAGCGAACCGTGCTTTTGAGGTTGCTCGCAAGAATAAGGACAAAGCATATAATAAGTTCCAAGCTGATCCTTCAGACACGAATCTCCGCGCCTACGAGCGTGCTAGTCAAGAATTCACAAAAGCTGATACTAAGTCACTCTTTGAGGAATATAACACCGTCGCGAAGGCGATCAAAGACGGCAAGAGTAAAAATACTGACGCCAAGAAATATCTTGAGACTCTCAAAAAGAACTCCGGCATTTACTTTATGGACTACGTCGACTCGAACTTGCTTTCAAGTACGCGCGTAATGATAAACAACTACGTGAACACATTAGGTGTTGGTGCTGAAGAAATGTTATTTGGTAAAGCTGGTGCAGCACTCGGCCGCAAGCTTGTTCCCAACGCCAAAATCGGCGGTGGATCTGTCCGTGGTCAGATTATGGGTGCTAAAGTCGGAGCTAAAGAAACTATTACAGAAGCAAAACTTCGTCAAAGCGCTCACCAAAACCCTGTTCTAAAAACCATTGCAAATTTCACCACTACAGGTAACACACTCGGTGACCACAATATCACTGGTGTCGCATACGCATCTGCTTACGACGCTTATCGTCAAGGACTCAAGGCAAAAGGCTTTAAAGGTGCTGAACTTGAGCGCCGTGCTAAGGTCGCAACTCTTGCTGACATTGAAGGAAAAGTGCCAGAGGCAAAGCAACAAGCTCTCGCAGACGTTGGTCTTGCTAGCACATTCGATGTAAAATCTCGAAAGATTGAATCAATGCTTGCTGAGAAATTGTCGAATAAAATGGGTAACTCTGCTGCCGCTAAGATTGCGGCGAAGACTCTGGTCCGTGTCACTATCGGTTTTCCAACCGTTACCATTCGAGGTGCTATCGGAGGTGCAAAGCGAATGACTCTTGGTATTCCTACTGCTATTCAGGCAGTAACTAATGCCGTCACCAAGGGCGATCCAAACGTCACTGCTCGTCTTATCAAGAACTCAGTCAAAGAGTTTGGTAGCGGTGCAACGATGATCGGTACTGGCTATGCTCTCGCCTCAACAGGGCTTATTAGTGGTGCTTATCCAGAAGATCAAGATCAACGAGATGCCTGGAAGCGCGAAGGTAAAACCGATTATTCAATCAACATTAATGGTGATTGGTGGAATCTTCCACAAGCACTTGGTGTATTCGCGCTGCCATTCATGATTGGTGCGAATGCTCACGAGAATGTTAAAAACGGCGATCCTGTTAATAAAGACATTATTGCAACCAGTTGGGAAACTATCCTTAACCTGTCCCCTGTCGACCAATTAAAGGCTACGATTGAGTTGATGGAAAAGGGCGGAGACGACAAGATCGCTCGTGTTGGCTCATCGATTACTAAGGCTGTCACTCCGCTTGGCTCACTCCTTAACCAAGTTGCAAAAGCCTTTGATCCAAACGCTAACGACACCTCAAAGGGTAATGCTATCGAACAATTCGTTTCAAAAGTTAAAGATGGTATTCCTGGAATCGCCAATACGCTTGAGGACAAAGAGGTTGAAGGTCGTAAGATCGCCAATCCTAGTCCAATCGCGCGTATGTTAGGTGCTGTATCTCACGAACAAAAAGACGGTGTCGAAGCAAGTAAAGAGATCAAGGCAGCCACTGTCGCGGCTAACAAGTCTCTTACTGACAACGGGGCTTTCAGTGACGACATCCGCAACCTTATGCCTGATGACGAGACTAAAGCTCTGTTTGATAACATTAAGAGTGGGAAAAATACTGATCCGACTGACAGTAAGAAGATCCACGAAGCTATCGCGAAAAATGTTAATGCAAGTGAAGATACTCGTTTCCTTGAAAATGGGAACTATGACGCTAACCTTGCTGTGCTTAAGGTGAAAAAGGACCTATTGGCTGCAGACCCTACGACACGAGAGAAGGCTCTCAAAGAATACGACGAACAGATTGCTCGTGGTCAGGTCTACAAAGACAATAAAACTCCTTACGAATTAACTCAAGATTATTCAAAAACCTCTCTTAGTGAATGGCGTAAGATGGGTGATCCTGATGCTGATGAGTATAATCCCGAGAAATATCAGGCACTTTGGGATCTTGACAGTAAGCTCGCTGCCGCCGGTGGAAGTCGCAATTCTGATGATCCAAAGGCTAACAAATTCTCTGCTAAAAAGGCAGGGTCTGGCGGAGGTGGTGGATCAGGTAGCGGCAAGGCGAACGCCAAAGCCGCCGCCAACGCCATGATTGCCGCCGCTAAGGGCGCTCCAGTCCAGAAGCTAGCTTCCGCACCAACCGTGAAGCAAGCAACTTATCGGAAAGTACCCGTCTCATATACCCCGAAAGCATCTCAGAATAAGTTTGCGCCTATTACTATTTCAGCCCGAAGTAGACAGAGTAAAAAAGCATAATTAGTGCTATAATTTAGAAAAAGGATTAACACAAACATGGATGGTCAAAAAATTGTCAACGAAATCGGTCGAAAACTCAATGGTGAGTTCGAGGTTATTGAAGTTGATTCTGACGATTGGAATACATACGTCAGTGCTTTGAACGAGAATATCGATCTTTATAATAAGATGGGTCAGTGGCGCTCATCTTACAACCCGAACTATATTCTTGGAACTGTCTCGACTGATACGCAGTACAAAATTAAAAAAGGGGTTGTGGCTAATATCGCTGGCACTGCTCGCTCAAATGTTCTTTTTACTGATACAGATGGTGTTGTTCTGGATAAGTATAAGATTGTCGATCAAGACATCTTTGATGCCGCTGACTCTGGTTCAGGCGTTGCTACGATCAACTCCCTTGGTCTTCAAATTAAGGCCAAGACTGCAAGTAATAGAATTTTTGGTGCTAATATCGTTATTCCAGCTTACATTGCAGTCAAGCCTGTCACGGGTACGGACAGTACGGTAGTCACTGATGACAATTATTGGCTCATTACGAAGACAGCTGCAGATCTTGCTTCAACATCTCCAGTGTCATTTATTGCGCGAAATTACGACGACCTTAATACACAGGCGACAGCTCGCTTGAGAGACATGAAAAAAGCTAATCGTATATCACAGGGTTCTCGCCCTGCTTACGGTGGTTGGAATCCGTTAACCGGACCAGTGGATAGGTAATTCCTATGGCTAGGAACTCTCGCGACCAAGACTCACTCCAACGGCTAGACATCAATAGCTGGAAAGACGGTGAAGTAAGTAGCTTTTATGCTGCTCGAGTTCCCAATTCCGGACTAAAGGTTGCTGAAGATATTGTCGTCGCACAAAACGGCACACGCGCTGACCGTGGGTCATTCCTCCCTGCCGATGTCGATCCGCTGCCATTCCCGTTACTCGGCAATCTCTACGTGTACAAACAGGATGACGAAACAGAGAATATCATCGGTATGCTAGATAATGGTGTCAACGGTGTTGTTTATACTTTGAATGGCACGAGTTGGGACGATCACCCCGAATTTACTTTTGATCGAACAGTTAACGCCAGCTTCACACAAAGCACATCGAATGTTGTCATCTGGAATGATGTCAACGCCTACAGCTATTTTGATATTGCCGCTGGTGTCGTTAAGCGTTTTGCGGCTGTAACAGACCCTGCAGGCGCTCTCACGGCCGTTAAGTCAGGACTTGCTACGACCGGCTTCACAATCTATTACCGCTTCTCTTATAGGGGTAACGGTGGTGAAACAAATCTATCTCCAGCTTACTCAAATACTCTTGGGCTTCTTCGTGATAATTGGACTTCATCTGACTACTTCACCCTTACCCGACCAGCTGCCCCTGCAAATGCTATCGATTGGGCGCTCTGGATGGTTATGGTCCCGAGTGGATCAGGTACTCCAGTTGCTTCTGATTACGAACTTATTAAAGAGTTTATTCCTGTTGCGACCACTGTCATTGTAGATAACGGTAAACTCCAGGCTGATACGATCCGAAGCGCACCAGATGCCAACACTACAGCTGGTATCATCGCTAAGTACGGTAACAACATTGATGGGCGTATTTGGGCGATCCACGGTCACACTGTTCATTGGGGCGGTGACACTGGTTATGAGCAGACCTTCGGTGGTTCTAGGGGTAGCGGATTCCACGAAATCGATGACCTTGGGGTTCAACTTCCAATGGCAGTTCAGCTTGGTCGTGATAACTCAGGTAGTACAGCGATCAACGTCCTCACTTCTGGTGTCGCAGGCCAGGGTACTATTTATGACGTTTACCCGAACACAATTACTGTTGCTGGTACTCAAATCTCTGGCTACGAGTTTAAACAACGTGAAGGTAATGACGGAACAAACGCACCGTTTAGCGTGATCCGTGCCAATAACAATATGTACTACTTATCGCTTCAAGGCTTTAAGTCTACTGGTGTTGCACCGAACATTGTCGGTATTCAGTCAACCAAAATTATCAGTAACGCGATTCGCAATAGGGTTCAATTACTTACACCAGATAACCTTAGTGAGACATACTCAGCCTATAATGATGAGAAAATCTTCTGGACTGTCGCTTATGGTAGCGAAAAGAATAATCAGATCTGGGTTCACGATATCTTGCACGGAGGTATCTGGACACGTTGGAATGTTGCCGCTGACGCAATTATCAATTGGGTTCAGTCTGGTTCTGACTCTGCGAAGCTATACATTGTAAAGGATCAACAACTTCTTTACTATGAGCCAAACTCGATCGTTCACAAAGACGGCGATGAAATCTTCACCTCTGTTACTGAGTCTGGTAATATTGGTTTTAAAGAAGATAACCGTGAATGGGGATATCTCCTTCAAGTCCTGTTCGTCTGTCTCGAACCAGTCGGTAAAGCTACTTTTGAGGTTACTGCTCACACGAAGCGTGGTCCGGTTACAAAGACTCGCACAATTGATTTTGGCGGCGTGAGTAATGGTATTGGCTGGAATGCTATTGACCTTAGTAAAAAGTTGGTTGGTACACATAACCAGAAAGTTCACAACGAAGTTTACGGGTCATTCGGTTTTGTACCGCCAAAGGATGTTGTAGAGGTATCATTCCGCTTCCGTAAATTGATCCAATATTTCAGTTGGAAGATCACAGTTGAAGATGAAAACAGTTTTGTTATGCTTTCTCAAGTCGTCCCTGAATTTACTCAGGTTGGCATGGGACCAGATATGCTGACGAGAACTGGTACAATACGCGTATAATGCTATAATTAAAACTATAAACAAAAGGAAATAAACATATGGCCGCAGATAAATTAAGAAAAGTAGGTTCAACCGGAGCTGTTCCAAACGTCGCCTCTGTTAAAACTGGTGGGCGCGCCGTTGGCGTCTTTACTATGGAAGTTAACGCCGGTGGACTCACTGGTTGGGTCAGTGGATCTAGCGTCGACTTCACGACATATCGCCTTGTTGGTGGTGTCGTTACTGCTAAAACTGACTGGACTGGACGTGCTGATCCTGGCACAAACACCATCACAGACATGCAGGTTACTAACGGAACTGACGTTGGCAACTTGGCAAACGACATCGTCGTCTGTATTGAAACCTCTGCCTGGATTAACGACCTTGTTACAACGCTTTTACAACTATTCAATGCTGACGGTACAAAAAAGGCTGGTTCAATTACCAGTTCTATGTTGGTAGATGCTATCATCTCCACAATCAAACTGGCTGATCTTTCGGTTACAATTCCAAAGATAGCACTTGACGCACGAAAGCAATCTCTCGATATTGATGGTTCAACAGAAATCGTGTTCAGCACCGCCGCAACCGCCCCAACTGCTATCCCTGGCAAAACAATAATCTGGTTCGCACCGTAAGGATAATTAATGTCTACTTCTGGAAGTAATGACGGTTCAAATGGATACGGATCTTCTCGTGTTCGTGTTGAGTGGAGCCGAACTGGCGTAGACGTTGGCGGTAACTACTCAGTTATTGAAGCCCGTGAATATCTTATTTTAGGTGGTGGTACATCTGTCAACGCGACTGAATCAGGTTTTATTCGTATCAACGGAGGTAATAACAACTTCTCACGTGGATCGACTGCTCGAGGTCCTGGCGGGACTCACCAGGTTCATAGCCTTGGTGGTTATGTTATCGGTCATGATGCCAACGGTAACGCTTCGTTCTCTATTGGTGGGTCATTTACTTCTGGCTTCGCGAGTATGGGTACACTTCCTTATGTTGGTGACAACGGCTACAGCCTTGATCGTATCGCCCTCGCGCCTAGTATTTCATCGATCACAGCCGACACTATTACACCGAATTCAGCTCGTCTAGGTGCTGAAATTTCAAGCTTCGGACATGGCACTGGTACTAACTTGACGATGTATTACCGTCTTCAAGGAGCTGGCGGCTGGACTTCTCTCGGTACACAGGCCGACGCCGCTGGCTACAACTACTGGAACGCCACCAGCTTACTCCCAAATAGGACATACGAATACTATGTTAATGCTACTAATAACAACGGTGATAGTGCGAATTCTGGTACTTCTTCATTCCTTACTCTATCTGGTGCGAAACTTATTACTGTCGGAAGCACTGTCGATCGAACAGTTAAGATGATTTTGCCAAATGGGACTACTACGACTCGTATTGTAACTAAGATCACATAATAGTATAATTTAGATAAACAACAAGGAAAAATAAAAATAATGGCCATCTCATCGCTCCCATCACTGAAAATACCAAGTGCAGCTACGCAGAAGAAGCCGGCCACTTCTACTCCTGCCAAAGCTACTACGTCGACCTATAATCCGACGTTTAAAAGCTATGCAGAGGCGTACCAGGCTTTCGCCAACGGAGTAAGTTCACCTCAGACAAAGAAGGCTGCTTACGACTACTTGCTTGCGAACCCTCAAGCCAACGTCCCACAACAGACTCCCCAAACTCTCGCGCCAAGTCAGACTGGTGGCGGGGGTACAGCTTACCCTGATCTTTCAGGTGCTATTTCCATTCTTCGCAGCAACATTGCTGGACTTGATCCTATCTACGCCTCTAGTGTCGAGAACGCAAACAAGTCTTATGAGACGTCTAACAACGAACGTCTTAGTCGTTTTGCCACTACGAAAGCGCAGTCTGACGACAGCGCGCTTTCAAACGATCAGACTGTTCTAACAGCACGTAATTCAATTGGTAAGAATACCAGGGTGTCTGCTGATAGCATAGTTTCTATTCTTGGTGCGATCGGAATGGGCGGAAGTACCACTAATAAAGCTCTTACAACAATTGCTGATAAGAGTAATGATGACGGTAATGTCGCCAGCTACGCTTACGGTAAGAATAAACAAAGTATCCTTCAGTCTTGGAACGATTATGTCAATCAAGACGAGAACCAACAAAAGCAACTTGTTGATAAAAAGAACTATGATATTGCTCAAGCAGAGATTGCTCGTGCAACTGCTAAAAAAGATTACCTTACGCAAATTGCCACTAATGAAGTTAACGGTGGTATCGGAAACGGAAGTGGTGTACTTAATGAAATCGCCGGTCTTAATACAGATATCGGTAACTTCTCTAAGGTAAACACTACGTATGATGGTAAAACTCCTGTCTATAAAGCACCGGATGTCGGTACTATTCTTGGTCCAAACCTTCCTAGTTACAGCGTAGCTCCTACAGGTGCTGGAAACCCTCTTGCGCCAAAGATCGTTAAAGTAAACCCTCAAAATGATGGTACAGAAGACAAAACTAAATACGGGATAACTTCATAATGGCTTCTATTAATATCGTACCAGCTCAAATTGACATCAGTCTTCCGAAGGCTGTTACTAAATCTATCGATTACACCTTTAAGAATATTGACCTCACCCCTATCGATGTCACGACAGCGACTATTCTGTTTACCGTTAAGAAGGTTGAAGCCGATCAGGATGCGACCGATAGCTCGGCTAAGATTGCGAAAGAACTTTCGATCACTGACGGCGCTAACGGTATGGCTAATCTGTTCCTGACTCAGGACGATACTTTTTTGGAAGTAGGTGATTATTACTACGACATCAAGATTGCGCAACCTCACGACGCCGCTCCGACAACTGTAGACGTGGCGCTTATTGGCGTGTTCACTATCACAGCTGACAGCTCGAACCGCGTCGTGGGAATTGCATAATGGATGTAATTGTTGGAACTTCAGCCAACGTTGTCGTAGAAGCTACTTCGTCTAGTCCTGTTACTGTTGAGACTAGCGCACCTGAACAAACTGTTGAGGTTATCAGCTCGGTTGGTAAGGGTGCGAAAGGTGATAAAGGTGACACCGGTGGTATCGTTCCTATCACAGTCAGTGCAACTCCACCAGTAGACCCCGATGTAAACGACTTGTGGATTGACATAAGTTAAGCTATTATAATATTAGCAATTATAGGAGAAATAAAAATGAGTAAAGAAAAAGATATTGAAGCGAATTTTCCCGATGAAGGTACTACTTTTGTTAGTCAACCCGCCCCTGATGGCGAGCCTGTTGACTCTGAAGCTGTTATCGTTCACGACACCGACGAACAAGGTAACGTAATTGGCTGGCACAAAGAAGCCGGAGAAACTGAATAATGGCATCAACACAATCATGGACTGAATATAATGGCGCATCTGCTGCTACGCCGACTGCATCACGTGCAGAAGCTAACTGGAAGCGTATCGATGACTCGACGACTCCTTACAGCTCAAGTCCTATCAACAGCACAAATAACGAAAATAGCATGACAAAATATCAGGCTCTTGTGTTCGCTGGAACTTGGTCTAGCCTCTCAGTGTTGACATATAAGATCGATAACAACGCTCCTGCAACCGGTTTATCTATTGTTGGTTCGGTTGTCACCTCTGGTACAACACCATCAACAACTGCCTCTGGTGACTCAGCAATGAGTACAACTGGACTTGCGGCTAACTTCAACAACTCAACTACTCCTTATGGTGCAGGTACTTCAAGCTCAACCGCTTCAGGGACAATGTATGCTAACGCACTTCGCACACAACTTCAGACAACTAGCTCATATGTTGGTGGTCCGGGTGATATTACTACTCGTACTATTACAGCAACCTGGACAGAATCTTAACCAAAAAACCTTAATCCAATAAGGAGTCAATCCAATGACGCTTATCCCTCAAGATACATCCGTACAGGCAGAATATGCCGACGGATATATCCACGACGAAACAACCTTGAACGACGTATCTCCTTACGTCGAGTTCAAGAATATCTTCGATGATATCCTGCATAAACGACCAGAGGCCGAACATGGACCGATGGTACGCTTTACCGCGTTCTATAAGAATGCTAAATACGACATCGACTGGACGACACTGCCTGATAACGCACGGCCTATTCGTTTCCGAGATGGCGCTAGTTATTTAAGTGGTGGTGAAGAATGGTCTGAGTGGACAGGTATGCGGTTTGGTTATCAGTTTAACGATGAGACGGGGAAGAACATCCAAGAAGTCCAGGAGCTATAGCTTGTGGCGAACAGATATCTAGTAGCATCTGGAAATTACACCAGTACCTCTGTCTGGTCTGCAACGTCGGGTGGCGCATCGGGGGCGTCAGTACCTGGTTCATTTGACGACGTATTTATAGAAAATAATTTCACTCTTACGGTAGACTCAAACTCGAACGCTCAGAGTGTAACTCATAGTTATGGAACTTTGATTGTAAGTGGCAACCGTACATTAGGTATTTCTAGAGCATATACATTTAGCGGAACTTCTTCAAAGATTGTTAGCATGCACGCTAGCACGGCAAGTTATTTTAACTTTCCGTCAGTGTCTGGATTCCAGCGTGGATTTACGTACGCTGTTGGGGCTAACAATATACTAATATCCCCTGGTGTTGGTTCGATAACTGGCTCCGCATCATCAACTTCTCCTATAGTTATTGAAAGCCCTGTTTCAGTTGACTGGCCAGCTATCAACCTCACCTTCTTTGGTAGCAATGGAACAATTGATATTAAAGGGGCGAACAGTACCTTTACTAACTTTAGTGTTGCATCTGCATCTGGCCAGTTCACTTCAAATTTGACGTTTGAAGCAGGTAAAACGTACACTATGCTCGGGACATTCTCTATGTCCGGTGTTACTGGCGTACCATTAATAGTAGACACAACCTCTTCCGGTAGCCAAGTTACGATATCTAAGTCGTCTGGCTCCGGCACGGCTGACTATGTCACTATGCGGGACAATAGTGCAACAGGCGGGGCCACCTTTACTGCTACGAACTCTACTAATACTAGCGGGAACAGTGGCTGGATATTCCCTATACTAAGAACTAAGACGCAAACAGCGACTGCTAGAATTCAGAAGGGTCTTGCCAAAACCCAGACTGCTACGGCAAGGATTGCAACTCCAACCGAATACTCGAGAGGAAGTTATTCATCAATACCTTCAAACGCTGCATTGCTAACCACTAATTATTCTTCGTCAGAGATAACAGATGTGAGTACTGTTGATGGGATCTTTGTAGATTTAATGATTGACGACGTATATGGCATACACCAGTTCAACCATAAAGGCACTAACAATACTAATCAAATTCACCCAACATGGACCGGCCGAATCGCGAAACCAGCAGCTAGCGTAAACGTAAAAATGGAGATTTATAACCGCACGAGTGGATTATGGGAGCTTCTCGACACTAATAACAGTGCAGCAGCGAATGCTACTATTACACTACAAGGACATGTGACCACCAGTCTATCTGATTATTACGACGCCTTATATTATGTTGCAGTTAGGGTATATCAATAATGCCTACTTTTGGACCAACTGGCGATAATGGCAATACTAATGCCGTAACGGCTGACCGCATATTCTTACTGTCGGCCGCTCCCGCGAGCGGTGGTACTTTAGACAGCTTCACGGCTCGAGCTTGGCTCGCTGGTGCAGGCTCAAAAGGCATGCGAGCTGTCATCTATTCAGATTCTAGTGGTGTCCCCGGCACTCTATTAGCCGTATCTGATGATATAGCCGTGACGAATACATCTGAAGCCGCTCAAAACATGGTCTTCTCTGGCGCTAATAGGATTGTGTTAGTCGCTAGTACCACCTACTGGATCGGTATTCACTTCGAGGCTGGTTCTCCTAATATGACCCTCTCAAGGGCTAATACAGCTAACCTCACAAGGCTCAGTAGTACCTCGATATCTTTTGCTTCTACTCCAAGCACGGTCACGACAACTACTGCTGCAGGCCCAGTCGACATGTATGCAACGTATGTTACTTCATTCACGGGTACAAAAACCCAGACGGCAACTGGTAGAATCCAAAACACTCGTACTAAAACTCAATCAGCTATCGCTAGAGTCGTTGCTCGATTAGGGACTGATTATTACAATCCAGGCTTCGCCAACATATATACTAAAACTCAATCAGCTGTCGCGAGGGTTAGTAAAAATCTCACAAAAACTCAAAGTTCTATTGCGAGAATCAGTAAGACACTAACCAAAACTCAGCCCGCTGTTGCGAGATTAGCAAACATACTCACGAAGACCCAAACGGCAACTGCACGCATAAGTGGAGGTGTTCAATACACTAAAACACAACCAGCCATTGCTAGGATCTCGCAAAATTATACAAAAACCCAGACAGCTACTGCAAGGATTCAAAGAATACTCACGAAGACGCAACCAGCAGTGGCGCGAATTGCATACATTTATATCAAGACCCAGACTGCTACGGCGAGAATATCTCAGAACTATTCAAAGACCCAAACAGCTATTGCTCGAATTCAACGTACACTTACCAAGACACAACCGGCTACAGCAAGAATCCAGATTGTTAGTACCAAAACTCAACCTGCGACAGCCCGTATTAGTAAAATATTCACAAAAACACAGCCTACTACTGCCCGTATTTCTCAAACTTTCACAAAGACGCAGTCAGCAACGGCGCGCATCCAACGTAGCCTCACCCGTACACAGTCTGCCACTGCTAGGATCGTAGCGCAACCATTCAGACTACAGACAGTAGTAGCGAGAATCAGTAATACCAGGACTCGTACCCAAACAGCCGTAGCAAGAATTGGCATCGGCGGATTAAAGACGCAAACAGCTATTGCTCGCATTATCGTGAGCCGAACTCGTACTCAGACCGCTACAGCTCGTCTTCAAAAAAGTGTGGAAAAGACGCAAACAGCTATTGCTCGCATCGCTATGCGTAGCCAAGTTAGTCAACCTGCTGTCGCTCGTATTGCAAACGTTTACCTCGGTGGTTTATGGTGGTGGAACGGCGTGAAATGGGTATCGAAACCGGTCAAAGTTTGGAATGGTACAACTTGGGTCGTTAAGCCTTTGAAGCGATGGAATGGTACAACTTGGGTGACACTATATGGAAGCACGATTATTGGGTCAATATAGTTGTACAAGTATATGCTTATTGCTATACTTACTTCATAACAGCATCAAATAAAAAGTTGAAATAAAATATGCCAGACGGATCACCAGATATAGCCACGTACTTCTTCACGCAAGGGATACTTGGCGTACTTGTATTAGTCTTAGGGTTCGTTTGCTATAAACTATACAACAAAGTGCAGTCACTGCAGGATGCACGCCTACAAGACCAGAAAGATGTCACTAAGGATGTAACAACAGTGCTTGCTGCTAATACGACTTCTAATAATTTACTGGCCGAGAAAATTGAAAATGGTAAGAGGAGTGGTCATTAATGAAGCTCTTTAATTTCAAGAAAAAACCTGCGTCTATTCCTATTGACGCAGAGTTAGAAGCTCGCAAGAAGAAGAACAAATCAGTCGTGATGACTGCTACTAAAGCGAGCAACCAGTTGAATAAATTGATAGAAGAGAACGGTTTCACCGTTACTATAGCTCTAGCCATGGGTGCTAAACAAGCAAAGGAAGGTAAGTAATCATGGATATCAAGACTCTAGCAGTAGTTTTGCTGATAGCACACCTTGTGTCAATCGTATTTATTGCACTTGTCCTCGTACTACAGGCAAAACTGTTCAAGAAAAAAGTTCAACCAAGTTTGATTGGCTTCCGTCGCCTGCTCTTTGTTCTGGCGCTAGTCGTCTTCACAGGTAACTTAGTACCTATCGGAGTCGACGCACTTACAATTTTCAGCCTCGTCGAGAGGAGTAGCAGTACTATTAATCCTATCGGCGTAGCTTACAGCGTCTCTAACGCGGTCGTTTTTGGAACTTCAGCTCTGTTAATCTGGTTTTTATACCGAATGGCAGCAACAACCGTCCTTATCACGGAACGTGACAAAAAGACAGAACGTGATAAACTAGATCTAAATAAGTAGGAGGATCACATGTTAGAACACATCATCGTTGCACTCGTCGGAGTTGGAATACTCGGCGCGGCATACTTAGTCGATCTTATCATCGGCGTTACTCGGGTCATTTTCACTGAATCAATCAAGTTTAGTTGGAAGAAAGTCCTTCAAGACTTTATCCGAGCATTGCTCATCGGAACATCAGTTGTTGCCTACATCGCCGTATTCGACGCGCTTGCGTGGTATGGCACGCTTACTGGTGCGAACCTTGAAGTTCTCAACCAGTTCGGTATGGGTGGTCTTATCGCCGCTGTTATTGGTGGATCAGCTTGGTATCTCACTAACGCCGGTAAGAACCTGTTCAATTTCCTCAACAGTAAAGGTGTAAAAGTCCAAATCGACTCAACAAAAGCTGACTATGCAGGCATCACAAAGCCTATTCTCGAATTCGTTGAGAATATTAATAGTACACCAAAAGTTGCTGTTGAAGCTCATAAAGCCTTTGAGACTGAAGGTGGAATTGGCGCTGCTTACTCTGTTCCTATCGGTAGTTACGACGAGTTCCGAAATGCTGTAAATGGTAACGCTTACGACCTTGACGGCGCTTACGGACCTCAGTGTTGGGACGGCGCAGCCCTCCTTTGGCAGCAAATTGGCCGCTCACTTTCAACCGGTGGTACTGGTATCGCAGCTGGTTGTTGGAACGTCGAGTCAGCTCGCAATTCAAACGCCGGTGGCGACTTTGATCTGATCTGGAACTTGAACGACGTGAAGCGTGGTGACGTAGTTGTTCTTGGTGCTAACGGCGCTAACCACATCGCCTTCGCCGACGAGAACTACAACGGTAGTGGTCGCCTCAGCCTTCTTGGACAAAATCAAGGTAATGGTGCTGGTATCAACGGTAAACCGTTCAACATCATCTCTGTTGGTATGAGTGGATTCTCTGGTGCATTCCGCTTCAAACGTTGGAATCAAGCGCCGACTCCTACACCTGAGCCGACTCCAGAACCAACACCTGAAACTCCAACTGTTCCAAACAACCCTGAACCAGGACGCGCCATAGCTGTCGGTGATACTGTTATCGCCAGTGGTCGTGGCGCCTCAAGCAGCTATGGCGACGGTCCATTTACAGCTGACTTCTCTGATACCGCTATGCGAGTAATCGGGATAAACAACGGCTATTACGCGTTGAACCAGTATAACGCCGGTGAGCCAGGCAACGTGTCTGACACAACGGGCTGGTGGTCAAAGGACCAAGTTCGATCCGTTTAGTGAGTAACGATCCTTTTAGAATAAGCAAGTCACTCCAAAAGCTCATAAATCAAGCTCGCGAAAATAGAAAGCCAAAGGTTGTACAATTATGGAACAAATACCGAACCAAGCTGAAAGAGTATCTGAGATCCAAAAAGACACGGAGTTAACCGCTCGTCTTCTTGGCGCTCTTGGTTTAGTTGATGCTTCACTGTACGAATATGACAACCCTTCCCACATCGATCAAGCGTGGACACGACCCGTTGAAGTGGTAGAAAACTAATGCTACGGGAGAACAATCACCACGAGTTTTATGCTCGCCGTGATATGCTCTCCTATCGTCTCAGCAGTCAACTGCGCAATAATGAGCGTACACAGATAGTGTTACCTGTCGAGATCCACAATGATCTTCATGCAAATGTGCCAGCAATGCGCGTTCCTAGCGCGTCTGTGGCACGTTTTGCTTTGAGTCACTTAAATGGACTGCCCCGCCGATATAAGTCACTAGACGCAGCGAAAAGCTTGTCAGACGAGTTTTTTGACGAGCCTCTTGGCGAACACCTGGCTTTGCAACTGCCATTCCTGATACTCGGAACTGAAGCATTGAGGAGAACCCATCTATGAGCAAAGATAAAAACTACGAAGTTGAGAGACAAGCGCGACCAGAAGATAACTTGGCCAATGGGTACTTTGAGTTGCTGAGATCAGTTGAATACGCAGACGATAAGAAATACTCACTGACACACCTACAAGCACTTGGTCACTTCTGGGCCGAAGAATGTACCAACCCTTTACGTAGCGAGCGCGGTCAAACCGAGGCGAAACTAATCACTGATCGCATTACCTTCGAGTGTGCTGCTCGTCTTGGAAGAGTCACCATACTTAGTGCCTTCTATAAAGAAACAACCTCCGCTTAATACGGAGGTCTTTTGTTTCATCACAAGCAGGAAATTGGCATTACGCCTTACTTATTTTACTAGAATAGGACTTTTCTTGAACAGAAATAACCTATTCCAGACAGAACGCCAACTGCGATTGAAATTGCAATCCAGTTGAACGGAAGCACACCGGCCAACAGGGTAATGACCCAGAAGATCAGCGCGGCGACTACGAACACAATTACGGCTATTAAAAGGCTTGATACGACACGGTTTCCAAAGTTTTCTAACATATAGATCCTTCCTTATTTACCCTTTTATTATAACCCTTATCGAGTGCTAAAGCACTTTTTCTTTGCGAACAGTCACACCAGCTTCAACACGTCCGGCTGCGACATCCTTACGAACGACCACCATAGCAGCATCCCACACTCGTTTGAGGAGGTCAGATTTGTATTCAGGTGTCAGTTCATCGAAGTTAGCTTCAACAATGGTCGTGAGGCGTCCACCGAGTGACGGTGCTTCGTCGACAACGCTGATAAGTTCAGCCATGCTAGCGCCCTCGCTCGCAAGCTCCTCGAGCGCAGCAGCGTCCGCAACACGCTTCTCGTCTTCGAGACGTTTGAACTCGTTTAAGGCTGATCGGCCTTTCGCGATACTGCTCGTCAATTGCTCTTTAGCTGGTTTGTATTTAGCACGAATATTTTTTAGAGATTCATTAAGTGGAGCAGTCAATGACTTTTCGTCTTTTTCTAGGTCCTTTAATATTGTTTTGAGTCGATCAACTTCATTGCTAGCAGCTTGGAAGTCATCTAGGTTATTGATAGCAAGAGGTGCTTTAAACACCGCGATATCGTTTGTAATTTCGATTTCAGACATATTGATTCTTCAACCTTTCTATTTCGTTTTTAATCATATTGAACCTTGGTAGAATGAATGAGCCATAGCAGTTCACAGCGGTAGCAGCGTTGATTTTTACCGGCGCTGATAGTAGTGTCTCACCCTTCTCATTTATGGTGGTATAACATCCATGCTCAACCACTAAATCATTGTTCATCGCTAAGAAACTGTATGTTTCGATTTGCATGGTTTTTAGGTAGGCAGATGGATTGCTAGTTGTCGTCTTAAAGTCCTCGATCATACGCAACTTATTGTAATAACGATCCAACGTGCCGGTGAGATAATACCCGTCGAACATTTTGTACGCTAGGCGTAGCTCGTTAACCCAATCATCACTGATCTCAGCTTCTTTGATAGCGTGAGCAGCTGTACCGCGCTTCATTGCTGCCGTTTCGATATTGCCACCGATATTATAGTAAATCTCTTTAGCGATCCTCTTCGCCGCTGTCGGCGTTACGCACGACAGCAGGTTAGAGAAGCTGATGATGTAAGCATCATCCGGTACGAGGCTACGATATAGCTCTCTGTGCGGTTGCATTACTTATCAAACAGACCTGGATCAACGTCATCTGTACCTTCGTCGGTGGCTTTGCCACTCGCAAGGACACTCTCCGCAGTATCAGTAGTTTCTGTCTTTTCAACAGTCTTCCATCGATACTGTGGCTCGTAGGCAGTAACAACACGATCAGGATACTGGTCAGATTCGTTCTCTTTTTCAACACGAAGCCAAGCCATACAACCCTTTTCAATAAGCTTCTCAAGAATTTCAACACACTTCTTTTGAAGATCAGCTTCATCCTTTGCACCATCGAAGAACTTATTGATCTTTTCTTTAGCAGCTTCTTTATCTTCAGCGTTGTGGGTATAAAGACCCTTGATAAGACGGAGAGTACCTTCAATCCACTGGATTTCGAGCATCTGGGTGATACGAGCTTGGCGGTCACTGACGTCCTGAACGGTCAGTGTAATCATTTTGTACTTATTGTCTTTGCTTTCACCCTCTACGAATGAGATAACTTCAACTTCGTGGATTCCTTCTGGAATCGGTGTCGCGTATGGCTTATCGAAGTTCTTAGTGTTATTGATGATGTCCTTGATGTTTGGCGCTTGATCTGACATATTATGCCTCCTTATATTCTGATTTATGTTCTTCCATCATACCGCGAACGATTGATAAAAGCTCTTTATTAAATGGACGTGGGTACTCATCTGGTCCAATGTCCCATAATTGAACTTTTGGACCCTCGAGCTGACCGGCTTCGGTGGTGATTATCCGATCAGCCCACTCACTCAGCATTTCGATCGTCTCGGGTGAGTTGCGCTTTACACCAGCCGCAATGACATCGTGACCCCAATACTTGATCTGATGAGCGACCATAACGCTTCGGTTATTGCCTTCATCACAGACTACGAGAATCTTCATTATGTAATTTCTCCAGATAGGTTGATCTTGTAGCCGAATCCTCGACGAGTGGTGATGTACTGAGGGCCGATCTTTGTGCGAATGTATTTAACGTACACTTCGACCGTATTCTCAAACACAGGATCGTCCCAGATGATGTCAAGCAATTGTTGCTTGCTTACCACCCTATGTTCATTCTCTGCTAAGTAGGATAGAATTTCCCACTCCCTTTTTGTAAGAGGGATATTCTTACCGTCGACTACTGCATAGAAATTGTCTTTATCTAGTGTAAGCATTATTTTCTCCTCTTATTTGGTGATACGAAAGCGGCAACTTTGAACAACCAGTGACGATCGTTTCGGGCTTTGATGAAAAGCCAGTTGCCTAGTTTTGTGCGAAGACGACGCATTATCGTCGTTTCCTTTTCTTGCTACGCTCAATCGTTGCTTCGGCCGCTTCAGCGCGAGCCTTCCAGATGTCTCGATCATCTGTCCGTGCGATCTCGGCGTCACGAATTTCAATGCGCTTATTCAAGTTTTGAATTTTTTTATTCAGACCTTCGTTCAAGCCATGAACACGTCCACCGTCAATTGCCAACTCGATAGCTTTTGCCACGAGTGGATCAAGCTGCTTCTTTTGGAGGGTTTTGCGGATGTGACGATTACGGTCAGACATACGTTCCATATCAGCACTCATCATTTTCATTGAATCTTCATTTCGATCAAGCTCGCGCTCTAGGTCGAGATCATCGTCTTCTTGGTAAATAGCCATTATTTAACCTCCATTGTTGCACGACGAGCGCGAAAATCGATCTCACGTGCTTTATTAATACTTGTTGCTTCACCAAGAACACGCTTCGCTACACGAAGATGTTGGAATAACTGACGTCGTTGACGACCCCAGATTGTACGATTAGTCGGGTATTGCGCTTCAAGGGCTGCCTCGTGCCGTTCTGCACGTTCTGCGGCGCGTCGCTGCGCACGATTACCTTCAGGCGCTTCACTAGCCGTGATACGAGTAAGGTTCTTCATGTTGCTAATAGTTGGTTCAACTTTTTCTTTACCCGAAAGCTGAACAACAGGTGCATTAGCCCTCAGTGCGCGTAGTCGCGCTCCCTTACCCATTACTTAGCACCCTTTGCTTCTTTTTTAGTCTCAAGCGGTTTGTAGCCGTAGAATTTACGTGCGGCTGCGTCAACTTCAAAAAGGTTATTCTTGACAGTATCCTCCTTGAACATACCTTCTGGTGACTTAGCTGCTGACTCTACACCTGAACGGTGAGTCGTAAAGATATAACCATCGAGAGGGTCGTATGACGACTCAAGAACTGTGTTAGTGAGTCCTTCTAGCACGATCTTTTCAGATAGCATTTTACCAACCGTCTTCATTTCGCGGCGCTTCGTTTCTTCATTGATACTTGAGTGAGCAATAATATAGAATATCTGCTCGCCAGGCTTTTTAGAAATAAGGTCGAACAACTCAAAAAAGTGGATCGCCATATCTGTAAACTTGCCATAACCACTCTCCTCTGAACGTTCCATGTTCTCGAACGTCATCAAGTAATTAGCGTCATCAATAATGACAACTGGTTTGTTAATCTTTGGAATATTCTCTTTCAAGAAGGCATAGTCTGCTTTTGCAAGCGGAAGCTTGTTGTCATTGGCGAAACTAAGTTCCTTCCCTGTCGCGGTAAGCACAGCTGTACTGCCTTCGGGGAGAGTTTTAAGACTATATGTCTTGCCACTTCCGCTGTCCCCAATAATCATAATAATCTTTGCCACTAGGTGTTCACTCCTTTTATTTAATTGGTATGTTTTATTGTACTCTGCTTAATGCTAGATGTCAATGCATTTAAAGCATACAATCTAATTCTTTTCTAGTTTCTTCCCAATTCTCGGGGTAGATAGCTTTGGCATATGACCAATTATCCATCTTTTCAAGGAATTCTTTCTGAAGCGGACGGAACGGCGCTTTGGCATTCTTCTTTAATTCAAAGAATCCATAGAAGCCTTCTTTAAAAAACACACGGTCGCTTACACCAACAGGTATTCCAGCCACTCCAGGAGTCAGCTTTAGTACGAGACAACCTTTAGATTTGAGGTATTTTACAACTATTTTGTCGAAATCAGATTCTTTCATCGCTTTCTCTCCATTCGTGGTTGCAATTCATAATATTGTGGCTGCCAGGGTGCGGGAAGTGGCTTTTTCCACGAGTTCTCACTAAATGGTTCTGCCGGTGACTCTAAAAACTCGATACGATCAATCTCCTGTTGAACCTCATTCACCTCGCGCATGAGCTGTCCCTTTACTTTCCTGAGAACACTCAATGTCTGCATTGGCGTCAAGTCAACCAAGAGTTGTTTACCGATCCAGATGTCGTAGTTGTCTGGCGTATCGATTGCGTCCATTACAAACGGCATGACAGCGTGAACGTCATATATATCCATTTCTTGGAGCGGTCGCTTCACAGGTTTCAGTTCAACTGGCTTCTCAAAATCCCGTGTTCTCGCCAAAATCTCCTCAAGTCGAGTACCCATTAGAACGTATACCCTCCACCGCCGCCACGACTGCCAAAGCCGTAAAGCCCTGGCGTCGTTCGGACACGGCCAATCTTGCTCCCGCTATAAGGCTTTTTGTTCGCACCATCGATCTCACGACTTGCTTGCGCCATATAACAAAGTGCGTCCACAACGTCGCTGTATCCGCCCTTGTGAGTTGGTTTGGTTGACCACGTCTGTTTCGCAGCGTTCCACTCGTATTCCATTCCACGAAGACACTCAATAAGGCGATCGAGGTGATTGTCGATATAGAGTCGCTTGAACTCTGTACGGAGGAAGTTCAACTTATCAGCTGTTTCATTAACCCGCTTCAGCACTTTAAAGTTACGAACACCGAGCTTTTTCAACTCACCGACATAGGTTTCGTTGCGCGCGCCTTTGTGGTATTCAGCGTCGAACGGCAAGAAGTGCTGCTGAATGGCGTATTGCTTCTTCGCAATCTCTTGAACGAAGTACTCAACACCTCCATTAACACGACTCGCCTCAATGAAATCAATGACCTTAATGTCTTGGAGTTTATCAATCTGGAAGAAGATAATGACAGTGTGGTCGGCGTTACCAATGTCCCAAGTCGCATATACCGGAAGGTCTTTATCGTATTTAACGGACTTGAAGTGACCTTTATTAATCATTATATTCGTAAGTTCACCGAAGACACTTCCGGAGTTTGGACTAATCCAACTGTTCATATACTCCTGTTGAAAGAATGCTTCATTACCGAAGAAGTCGATACTCTCTTGACGAATCTGAGCTAGCTCCTCTGTAGTAAATAGGCCAGACTGGAGGGCGTTGACGGTGTGAGTGTACCAGCGAGGGTCTTGTTCGGCGCTGTCATACAGCTTCTTAAAGTGGTTGTCGCCTCGAGGCGTACCGGTCACGACCAACCAACCCTTGTTGGCTGAAAGGATAGGTGTCAAGACTTGAATTGTAGTTGGATCGAGAGTACCGTACTCGTCGAGAATGATTCCGTAAGGGTTAGCACCACGAAGGTTGTCCGGCTTTGAACCCAGCATGAGACGAATAGTACTGCCGTTTTTCAGCGTGATACGGAAGTCACCTTGTTCAACGCTTGCCACCAATTCCTTTGGTACGTAATCGATTAGGTTGACCCCGTTATTGTCGATAGCTTCCCAGATCGACTCTTTCAACTGCTTTTCGGAGTTGAAGACATAGAGGTAGTTAGCTTTCTTCTTGATCGCTTCACGGATCATCAGTCGCCAGTGAAGCCATGTTTTACCAGAACGACGTGTCTGAACGATACAAAAACGCTTAATACCATCATCGAATGCTTGAAGCACCGGCACTTGGTAGTCACGAAGTAACATTTCCCCAGCAACCTGAACGACATCGCCATCAGGAAGGTTTTTCGCTTCAGACGCCTTGACTGTACGAACTTCGATAGGCGTTGTCTGCACCTCAATCTCACGCACCTGTTTACCGTCGATGCGATCGAGAATAATGTTGACTGCCTTGAGGTCAGCACGATACATTGCGAGATAAAGTTGTGCGGCAATAGTAGACGCCCATGAAGTGTCGAGGCTGTCAATCACCATCTTTGGAGTTTCAGACGGCGTGTTCGCCATCAGCTTAACTTTATCGATAATCGCTTTTTTAGTGTCCTTATCGTAAAAAGACATCTCGCGAGCTACTTCGCTACTATTTTGTTCCATAATCGATTACCTCCACGATGATAGGTTTCACGGCGACTTTGTCACTTAGGAGGCCATCTAGTCGGTTTACAACAATATCCACCATTTTCATATCACCAGCACCAGCAGACTCCATCACAGAAAGCACTCCCTTGGTAATACAGTTTAATCCACCTTTTTCAAGCATGGCACGAGTGTCACGTTTTGACAGGTTGATGTGATCAATCATGATTCCGGTTGGTGAAATATCGTCCATGCTTTTACTATACCTTAAAACAGATCCATTACGCTTTGCATTTTTTCCTTCGTTTCAACATCAAGTTCAAGTTCTTCTTGATGTACATCACCCTTGTAGTATAGCCCAACCTTATATTGTGCGTCACTTACCGTATAGTCCTCAAGCATATAAATTTTCTCTTTATTATCTGAAGTGTTCTTACGATCGAAGGGGTACTTCATTACAGATGAACGGAACGTTTTAACACCCATTTGTGTGAAGCTATTGTCTTTACACCAGTTCTCGTAGTTCTGCTTCAGAATATTAAAGTTTTTAAATCCAACCATTCCGAGTTCAATATATTCGTCGATAAATGTTTTTGCTGAGTTACGAAGAATATCATATTCTTCAATCTGATCGAGAGTTGATTGACTGAGTGGACTAACCCAACCATCTTCTTTACCTTTTTGTGCGTAGATAAGCATTTCACCTAAGAAATCGCTCAAAAATTGTTCATCATTTAATAGATTATTACGAAAATTTGGATCTTGATCGAACTTGTTTTTAAATGGTACAACCCTTGCACGGCGAATAATAGCTGATGACTTATCTTTAAAGTTAGGCATATTGTTAACACAGAAGATATGAAGCGGGTTGGTGTCGATCTCGATGACGTCGTTGGTGTGCATACGGTGAACAGTCCAGCGTTCATGCGAGCCGATTGATTTGAAGACTTGTGAGTCTTCGATAATGATGTTGTCGGCGTTCTCGCCACAGAGATTTGCAAGTGTACCATTAATGAGCGGCGCGTCGCGCTGATCTGTAAGGCGCTCGAGGTTGATGCTGGCGATGTGGTCACCCACAACCTTGTTCATTACATCGATAAGCACAGACTTACCGTTGCTTCCGTCACCGTAGAAGAATCCAACCATGTCAGGCTTACGTGAGCTAAACATAACAGATAGGGTTGAGAAGATGTCAGCATATACGTCCATATCGCCAACAGCCAACGCTTTGACGAATTCATTCTGTCCAAGCTCGACCTCCATATTTGGCTTGATAGGACTGCGGAAAAAGGTTTTGTCAATTGACTCGAGAACGAAATCACACTTATCCATGTCCCATACCATTCCATCGAAATAGATGAGTTTTGAGGGTGTGGAGAGGATATTATGGCTGCCTAGGAAATAATCAGAGAGATCGCGGATGTGAGCAGCAGGTATTCCAGAACCAAAGACAGCGTAGCAAACGGATTTGAACTCATCCTCACCAAGTCGTTTCCAAAGGTCGTTATGTTCAATATACGATCGGCCGTAGTAGTTGGCGATATTAACCTTATCAAGGACAAAGTTAACGAGATCCGATTTTTTCGGTTTAGCGCCGCTAGCATATAGTTCAACCCCGTTTTCTTTGTCTGCCATTGTTACCCCATCTTATTACAATTTATTGTCTTTTGTGTGTTGTGAAATTTAATTCCGCTTATGTTGCCGCTTCTTTTTCTTTCATTTTCCGGTAATCGGCCTCGGTCATGTTGCCTTTTTCGACATTACAAAGTTCGTGTGTAAGTTTGTAATTAATCATAGCGTCTAAGCCGCCTTTTGACAACGGCACAACGTGATCGATTGTCATGTCTCCATGAGGCATTTTTAGCCCACAGAGGTAGCAAATATCGCCATCACGCTGCAGCAATTGATAAACGATCAGAGACTTTTCATGTTTGTGGAAAAGTATGCGAGCAGCAGGTACATGTTCGTACTTTGCTTTAACGTGTTGCTCGAGGATAGGTATTGCCCATTCAAGTGCGCTGATTTCACCCAGCTGTTTCTGAGAAGGGTACTTCGAGATAGCACGAAGGCGGCGCCGCAATCTCTCGATCCGGTTGACTTCGCGTTGTGGCTGGCTGCCGTGAGGCACTATTTATTCCTCGGAATCAGATTCACATCGCCGAGTGCAGTATCTTGGATATCATCAAAAGCGACAATCTTTTGGTACTTCTCTCTAAGCTCTAAATACTGTAACTTCGAGTAGAAACGAATCTTCTGAGCAAAATCTATACCCAAAGTACGACTAACCATCAATTCTGCGTAAGCTGCTCCACCACCAGACCAGACAATCACGTCAACATTCTTCCATTTCTGGAAGGCAAAAGATACGAGTAGTTGTAGCATATTGCCATACTTCTCAAATTCGCCATTAATGAGTGTACCGTCGACATCAAAAGCGACCAACGTTTTTTCCATTTTGCCGAACGGTAGGCCGAGTGCTTGATTCATACCTGGTGTTGATCCGCCTTTATATTGACTAGCCGCTTGGTCGGCACTGAAACTGTCGAACATATCTGGTTCTAATTCACTCATCAGATAGCTCTCCCTATATATACAGAAGGTTTCGATTGTAATACGAGATTATCGTAGTAGAGGTTACGCATTCTATTCAAGTCATCTTGAATTTCGATTGGTATTAAGCGAGGCGGTTGATTGAAATCAAAAATATTCTTATTTTTATCAATCTGTTTTTTTATCATCGGCCAAGTTTTTGAGTAAAGTCTCATACATTCGTTATACCAAAAAGGTCTATCTAAACACGATTTAATGAATTGAACTTGTTTTTGGTGATATTTACTCATCAAAGTCTCCTCTCATAGTCTGTGGATCTCGATTATTTTTAATACAATTGTCGCTGAACGTGAGCCACTGGATATTATCTACAGTATAACCCTTTTTGCTGTCGATGCGATCAACACTTGGTGCGGACCAAAGGCTGAAGTCATCTTCATACCACTCCTGCCACATCACCAGGAATATGATGAATTGTGGTTTCGACTTACACCAGGCCAAAAACTCGTCTTTAGTCATCATGTCCTTGCCCTGCGCACCGGACTTGTTCGTTGAACGTCCCTGGTTGCGCGAGGTCATGTGATAGTAGCGGCGACTCCATATAGTGATGAAATCGTAGCGACGCTTTGCTCTTAATGTCTCAGGATTGACCACTATTCCCTCTCAAGAAATATTTGATTGTAGTGACCAATATAAGGATAACTGTTAATGTTACCTGTTTGTAAATTTGGTTCTGGAGGGTTATCAAATCGAACGTCTGTTTGAATAAAACCACCCATACCATCTGAATCGATTGATTTGTAGTTCCTCACTACAGTAGCGCCACCCTGAGAAGTTATAACCCTATCGCCAACGTCCCACATATATTTGAGTGTTCGATTTATTTTATTCTTGCGATATTGTCGAAACGAAGGTGTTATTTCAAGTAAAAACCTCTCAAACCATTCACTTAATACCATCGATTTCGTAAGTTTAACACGTCCGAAATACTCTGATCGTTTAGCTTCATGAATTGCTTTTTTAGTATCAATCATTATTTTGTTAACCTATAAGCAATATACGCTTGAATCTTCAATAAACGAGCGCGTCTAATGTCACGCTTGAGCTTTTTAATGTCAGAGTTGATGTTAGCCTTAGCTCGATTATAGTCGAACAGCGGTGTATTACGGTGGTGGACCGGGATCAAGAACCTGAGTTCGTCCGGAAAGCGACGAGCCGGTATCTTCACTTCTTTTACTTCAATGTGATGAGTCTTGACGATCCGGCTGCGTTTGGTGGTTTTGAACTCACCTTTTTCATCAGGAAATACGTTTGATTGTTTTGCAATCTCGACATGTTTTGTAGTTGTTATTTTACTTTTACCCATTACCTATTCTCCTCTTCGCTTAAATCACAGTTTTTTATATCTCGGTGCTGAACTGTACAGATCAAAACACCATCATCATCGAATACCAGATAACAGTATTTTGCCACGTCGTCTATCTCCTTTCAATATCATCTTAACGAACACCCAAAGTGTTATTACTAGCACAACGGTCGTAATACTGTAAGCTATTAACTCCTCATTCATGACATTATAGCCATTTGGAAGTGGTCCAGTCACAACTTGCGCAACGTTGCCAGAAGGCGGGAAAAGTTGAATTGCTTCAATATTCCCCCAATGCATGACGATGTGGAATGATTCGTGCAGCACGACGCTTAGGATGAGTCCGACGAACAATACTATAAATGGCAACATATTTTTCATGATAGTTCTCCCTCTTCGTATAAAGCAATAACCAATTTAAGCAATGCAATTTGTGGTGACTGACCTGCCCCTTCGATAACGAGGTGCTTTAGTACCTGTTGTCTCGGAGTATTGTAGTAACCGGCTCGCCAGTTGCCGTTATTACGGATAGACGCTCGCAATTTAAATGGGAATTTGTTGGGATACTGAGCGCCTTCATGCATCCTATTTAAGAAACGAGGAATTTGAGCTAGCATGTAATCTGTGTCGTAGTTGGGGCAAATACTGATAAACGCTTCGTGCGCCGAACCTTGAAAGGTTTTGTTTTCAATAAGGAATGGCATACCTGCGCTTCGTCCGCTTGATCCTGGTGGATAGCCCCACGCCTGTTTAGTCCGTCCCCACTTGGTTAGTTGAAACACTTTAGCGCAAAGTTCAAATATCTCTAAATCGTTCATGCGAATAGTGCGTCCAGGTCGCCTTCGCCGTCATCGGCATATTTTGCATTCCATAACTTAATGCTGAAATCTTCCTTCTCTTTCAAGCAATCGTAGATATCACGTTCGATTGATTTGTCAGCTTGAAGGTGATAGAACGTACATACCTTCTCTTGACCACGACGTGAAATGCGTCCACGAGCCTGGATGTAGTCGGCATATGAATACGTCGGAGAATAGAATACGGCATGGTTTGCGTACTGCAGGTTGAGTCCTGCGCCACCGGACTGATAGTTGACAGCAATCACGGCGTTTTTCAGCTGTGCGCTCTCTGCGTCGGTCGGAAGCGTCTTCACTTGGCCATCAACTTGATAAACTTTCTTTTTGAGTTTCTTTGCAACTGCGATCACATCCTCCATCGCTCGCTTGTAACCAACGAACACGACAACGTTATCTTCGGTTGAGTCAAGGAACTGTTCGAGCCAATCTTGACGTACTTTCGTGAGACATGCTGCTTGTCGGCAGTAGTGAGTGAGTTGCGATGCATTCTCGAGCATGAATTTCTCACCATCGAGAACACCAACACGAGTCTTTTTCGCCATCACTTCATTCGCAACACTAGGGAAGTCGACAGTGATGTCATGTTCAGAGGTGAAGATTTGTGGCGGTTTGATGTCCGCGAACTGCGCCCACCAGTTGTCAAGCTCCTCGGTGTTAATATAGGTGGCGATCTCTGGAAATCCTCGGTAGTTTGAGGTGATAACGTATCGTTTCCAGAAGTCTGTTTTGTTCTTAACGAATCCATCCATCTTGGCGTAGTTCGTAAAGTCTTGATAGCCATTACTTGCTGGCGTACCAGACAGGAGGTAGATATCAGCCTCTGGGTTATCGCGGACGAGTTTGAATGCACCGAGTCCTTGTTGGCTCTGTGAGTTCTTCACCTTTTGGCATTCGTCAATAATAATTGCGTAGCCTTTGCCCTTGTTTGGTAGTTTGTGGTCGACGTCAGCACGGCCATATTGCTGCAGACGGTAGTAAGTTTCAACTTGGATAGGGATATTATTACCCCATTTTTTAGCCTCACGCTCCCAATGTTTCATGGACTTGAGGACGGTTGGCGCGAAGATTAGCAGTGCTTTAGCACCACCGGCCTGCGCTCGATCAAGCGCCTCCTTCGTCTTACCAGAGCCGACGCCCCATGCTAGAAATGTGAGTGGCATTATAGTTCCTTGTCCATTAGTTTTTTCAATATATCATCTTCGAGTGGTTGGAATTCATCGATAATAAACATCTGAGCGTGCCGACCTCTTAAGTCTTTACGAGTTTTATAGAAGTGGCCTTTGACGAGTCGCATATTCATAGCGAAAGATATCACATCAAACAGCGCATCGGGAACTTCAAGCTCGAAAGTCGTTTCAGGGTGAACCCATACGATTTGCTTCATTATACTTTCTCCAACTCAAGGCTATAATAAGTGCGGTCAATAGTATTGTAGTCTTCGTCACCATGTGAACCATCCTCTGTGTCTATCGTCTTCACGAATCGGCCAAGGTAAGTGGTAGAATCATATGCGACTGGAATGTGGACTGTGCCGACGGCTGAGTGCTGCAGGCGGTGAGCGTCAACGTCTGGCACGCCGAAGGCAGCGAGCGCAATGCGCTGTGTGCCTTTCAGCTGAACCATCACGCCGAACTTGCTATATGCGCGCTGCGCAAGGAAGCCTTCACGGAACTGAGCGAAGTTGACGCCACGAGTCACGTTGCGGTAGGTGCGAGTTTTGACGCTGATGCCGTCGTGTATGCGAGTCTGGATGACCATTATTTAGTCTCCTCTACTACAAAGATTGTCTCAATCTTAGGCCACGATTTACTGAGGTCTGGATAATATTCGCGCTCAGTCTCAAGATCGTCAAGCTGTGAGTCCGTACCGTCGGCGTAGATCATGAATACATCTTGACCATCTTCGGCGTACCTAAACGCTGTGCGTGTGCTGACAGGCTTAAGACAATCGAGCCAGTTCAGGTCAGTTTCAAGTTCGTGAGCTTCTTTGTCTTTTTGCACAAAACGTCGGACAAGCTCGATATTCACAGGCGATAAGACGAATGATATCTGTTTGAATGGTCGGTGGAATGACATTATAGCAGCTCCCCCTTCTCGTTCACGGGCTGACTGGTGATCGCGCTTTTAAAGTTGCTTAACTGCTTCCCCAATTCTGGTTCGGTCGTAACCCAACCAAGTGTTTTGCCGGCACACAATACTTCGCCGTTTGGCATAACCAAGACACTAAGACTTGCAAGCGTCATCTCTTTTGGTGCTTCTTTCATTATAACTGTCCCTTTATAGATTTAATTCTTGGTGATTCTTTGCGAATTTTACGGTGGCGAAGTTGCTTGCGCATCGGCTTGCGAGCGACGCCCTTGAGTGGGTTTGAGGCGGTCACAATTTATCCTCCTCATCTTGAATAATAGTATTCAGCATGTTTCGAGCGTCTTTGATGTCCTCTAAGCATGTAGCCTGTTCTGACACCGTTAGACCCTCTTTAGTCAGCATGTTGCGATTATGAACGTTACCGACTAAGTTAAGTACTGTAACAATGTCGTTTGCGTGGAATGTTGACATTATAGCGCCTCGAGTTCTTGCAAAATTTTTTGAGGTACAGTCTCGAACTTCCAAGCAGTGCCGTATTTATAGCCATCGTGGATGTAAATACCAAGTTCTGCAAGTTTGTCACAAGCATCTTGAAAGTCGTATTTCCAGCCAGTTAGTTTCAAGTTACGAATATAACGCTCCTGTAATTCGTCACCAGCATTTAAGTCATTTAGATGCCAGCGTGTCCAGATCTCGAAAAGTCGTAAGGCTTTAGGATCGTTGCCGAAGAATTGGACGAGATCGTCATAATTCTGACCACCACCAACATCATGCCAACGCTTGTCATATTCTTGAGTCGTGCCAGTGATTGATAGACGACCCTCTTTGTAATTTATCTCAACACTCATCTTAACAGTGTCATTCTTGAAATTTACTTGCTTGATAATTTCAGTAATCATTATCTCTTGCCTTTCAAAGCTAATTTAATTCGATCGTAGCCTTCAGCAACCAGGATGATTGCGACGACTATTATTAGTGTTGTCATGGTGGTGTTCGCTTGTTTATGTTAGTGGTGTCGTAATTCGACCAGTGTCAAGAGCGAGCTAGAGTGTATAGCAACTAATATATTTATTATGTTGTCTCTAGTTCGCTCGTGTGACCAGTCGAATTGTCAATGTACTCTGCTCAACGTCGGACGGTAGGTCACTAGCTCGTTTTATAATGCGGGAGAATGTCCGCCGTGGTTGCCGTCCGAGTTGTTAAGCTTGTATCGTCTTAGGTGTTCATTCCGTGGCGATGTCCTAACAATATATTAAGCTTATTGTAATGTCAATGCGTTATGTGAAATATGAGGAGAAAATAGGCTATTTGTCATAGTGTTGACCCCTGTTATATTGGTGAAAATGTAGTTATTACATCGTTTTTATGACAGATTGGGGCAAAAAATGGGGTTTTGTTGCTGTCCTAAAGGTGTTGTGAGGTGTACAACGGTCTTATGACAGGAAAAAAAACGAGTGTTACTGTCATAAAGATGCTGTTTTGAATACAACGATTTTTTTTGAAAAATGAGGGAATTGAGAAGGGTTGGACGCATGCTCCGTCCAGACCCGAAGGGAAATGGTATATTATGACAGTAATTTCAAATGAATATTAAATATTTTTTTTTATAATAGTGTAAGTGGTTATATATCATTTACTTTTGATGTTTTTTTGTGGTATTTTTAGGGTATGAAAAAAGAGGTCAAAAAGCTAATAAAAATGCCTGTAGAATCTGCGAGTGAATCCCCTCAATCCAAAGAGGAATGGGATAACTACTGGCGTAATGTAAAAAATATACATAAACAAATGTCAAAGGAGGATCGCAGGGCATATAACAAAGCATATTATGCACGTCGTAAGCAGGCTAAAGAAATAGTAAAGATGAAGGAGTTGATGGCCAAATATCCTGATGAGGCTAGATATACCTTACATCCTGAGACTCGCCCGACGCCTACAGCTATCGATATGTATCCACGTCGCCTCGGACGCTAGTCCGCCCAGGCGCTGCCACCTTCCCTATCTGCCCTTATATATACCTATGTTGGTGTGGCTTAACGTCGCACAATATATGTTGTACGACGTATGGATAGGCTGACCCCTGTTAGTGTGTGGTGTGGTGTACGCAAGGTATGTGTACTATATGTGTATGTATATCATGTGTGGTGTATGCATACCCCTACACTATATTATGTATAGTATTTTTTTTATTGCGAAATGTTTTGTGTGGTGACCTCTGGTGGTACAGGGGTGGGGGGAGGGTATATGGTAATTGCGTGCCGACAGACCCTAATGCACCATTTCCCCACCCACCCCATTCTCACCATGTATACAACTGTTGCAATCTGTATACAAATGATATACACTAGATTTATAAACAAAGGAGCAGTAGTATGGACCATCTAAGAAACCTAAACCCGACCGCAGAAGCAATTGTCGCGATGAATATATGGAGCGAGGAATATAGTAAGCAGGGCGGTGGTTCGATGGATTTCTGGGACTCACTCTCACTCGGTCGCAAAAGACAGTGCAAAGAAACCGTCGATAGGATTATTAAAGCTAAGAGAAGTGCGGTATTATAATGCCAGTCATCCATAACTCAGAGATAATGTACAAAAAGCCCAACGCGAAGTCGTATTTTATCCGCGTTCCTGAGGAGATATACCTCGCTGTCCAAAAAGTTGCCGACGAGCAGCGCCGCTCGATCACGCTGCAAGCGCAGATCTTGCTCGGCGCTAGCCTCAACCGCGACCTCGTCTCACCAAATGACGTTGAGGAGAAGAGATGAGATGAGATGAGCAAATATTACGACGGAATAAAAGTCCACCCCCGACCATACAAAGGCGGCGAGATATATGCTGAGATTGTCCCTGCCGGACAGCCCTGGTATCGACGGCTATTGCCACA